TCAATTAAGCAATCGTTTAATTGAATATTGTATACAATATTCAATTAAACGATTGCTTAATTGAATATTGTATACAATGTACAGCATACAATTAAACGATTGCTTAATTGTTTATTGTATTTTATAAAAACAATGCGCGTTATGCTTGATTAATGCACGTTATATTGTTATAATATAATCATCAAAAGAAAGGAGAATAAAGCTATGGCAGAATGGATAACACACGCACAAGTGCGCAAGAGATTCCAAGACCATTTTTGTGAGTCGTTATACGATCATCCGGAACTTGTAACACCTGACACGATTGTTGAATACGAAAAAATGAAAGATATCATGAGAGAAGAAAACGGTACAGCTCTTTCATTATGTAATACCACATACCGCACAAATTTACACTACGCTTTTTTATACACAATTCAAGATAAAGTGTACGACAATGGTAAATGGTATATCGCGTATATAACAAACGATCAGCGTATTAACGTTCCGATTAGTGCAACATTGATAAAGGAGATGTATGGATGTTTAGAAGAAAAATTAAAAGAATAGTAAAAAATATGGCACGGTTAATTTTAATTGGAATATCATTACTATTGTTTTACAGTTTTTTCTATGTAATAGCTGTGTTAGTCAATTATTTAGTTCCGTTACCGTAAAATTAGCACAAATGTTTCACGTGAAACATCAATAAAAGTGAGGTATGACAATGAAAAGAGAAAATGTTGACGCAATCTACAAAGTAATGTTTGTTAAGTCTGGCTGTAGTTACACAGCGCGTGTTGTTATTCCGGCAAGCGCGGTTTCTGACTTAGGGATAACTGAGGGTGATAAAATACAGTGGACACGAACGCCGGACGGGTTATTGCTAAAGAAAGTTGGTGACAACAGTTGACCGTTAAAGAACAGTATAAGCGTGAATATCGAAATTATTTGAGACGTGTAAATAGAGCAGTGAAGCAAGGCTATATTGTGGATGTTATCACAAAAGTAAAGAAACCAACAAATTCATCCGTTAACCGATTAAAACAACAGACAGGAGAAAAGATCAGATCAAAGTCGCGCATTGTTGATATTGAGACAGGGGAAATTTTAAAACCCACTAAGAACAAAAAGAAACGCTTAAAACAACAGAGAAAAAATGTAGCTATACTAAAAGCTGATTTGCCGACTGTTGACATAGTAATTGAGGGTGGACACGATATACCAGTAGATCTCGGTTTGGGTGTTGACATTTTGCCACCAACAGAAAGTTATGAACAGATTATAGATAATTGGTATCAACAGGTTAGAGAGTCGTTCTATTGGTACATTGCCCAGTTTATCGAGTGGCAGACAAATAGATTGATATATGGTAAATCAGAAGAAACACGCAAGCGTTTTGCCTACGTGTTATCACAGCACCCTGATATATTTCCTGAACCGCCTTACGAAACAAGAGAAGCAATATTAAACAGTTTTAATGAAGTAGCGCGTATGATGGATTTAGCACCTGACAGTGAAGCTTACCAAGATTTTCTGTCTATGTATGACGGTGTAGAAATTGAGGAATAGACACATAAATTTGGTGGTGAGACGTTATGGGAAGAAAGAAAGAAATAACTTACTGGGCGTGTGATTTTGAGACAACTGTGTGGACAGATGAGATGGTGGAACAAGTCGGACATGAACAAGATTACACTGAAGTGTGGGCGGGTGCTGACGTTGCACTATATGATGATACCGAACGTGTAACAATCACACACAGTATACGTGATTTTTTAACTAGATTCTTACGTATGTCAGGAAATAACGTTTTATTTTTTCATAACCTCTCTTTTGACGGTTCATTTATTGTGGACTTTTTGCTCCGCGAGGGATACACGCACACACGCGTGAAAGACACTAATATGAGAAGTAGGCAATTTAAAACATCAATCTCAGCTATGGGGCAATGGTATTACATTAAAATAAAATGGTCACACACACTGTTAGAAATAAGAAATAGTTTAAAGCTTATGCCATCATCTTTGAGGGCAATCGGAGAGTCATTCAAAACGAAACACCAAAAGTTAGAAATGGAGTACACAGGCAACAGGCAAGCCTATTGTGATATAACGCCGGAAGAAGAGGAATACATAAAAAATGACGTTCTTGTGTTGAAAGAGGCTCTCGAAATGATGTTCAATGAGGGGCATGACAAGTTAACGATTGGATCATGTTGTTTGTCAGAGTTTAAATCTCATTACACAAAAAAGGATTTCGATAGATTGTTCCCGGACATACGAGATGATCCCATGCACTTTGAATTTTCAGGCTATAACAACATGTGGGAATATGTACATAAATCATACTCCGGCGGTTGGTGCTACGTGAATCCTAGATACGCACACAGAACTATAACATTAGGGAAAGTGTATGATGTAAATTCATTGTATCCGTCTATGATGCATAGTGTTTCCGGGAATTACTACCCTTACGGACGCGGTCAGTATTGCTTAGGCGCACCACCTGAACATATGAACAATAAGAATGATTTTTATTATTTTGTTCGTTGTAAGTTTCGGTTTCGGCTAAAAACAGGGGCGTTACCGTGGTTACATATCCGAGGTGACGCACATTATAAAGGTAACGAAAATCTGTACACCTCAGATATACGGTATAAAGCACAATATTATAGATATTATTATGATAATGATGGAAATGTCTGTGACACACTACATGAGTTTGTGTTGACTAAAACAGATTGGCTATTATTGCAAGATACCTATGACTTGTACGATTTAGAGATTATAGACCATGTATGGTTTTACGCTCGTCCAGGTATGTTTGATGATTACATTGACACATACGCAGAAATGAAAAAGAAAAGTAAAGGTTTTAAGCGGACACTGGCTAAACTTTTTCTAAACAACTTGTATGGCAAGTTCGCGATGTCAGATGATAGTTCATGGAAAGAACCGTATATGTCTGAGGATGGGATCGTCCGTTTCATATTGCACGAGGAACATGAAAAAACTGTTGGTTATATTCCTGTCGGTTCAGCTATAACATCATACGCGCGAAATTTTACGATCAGACATGCCATAGCTAATTATGATCGTTTCTGTTATGCAGACACAGACTCTATTCACTTACAAGGTTTAGAACCGGCTGAAATGGTTGTTGTTGACCCTGTTGAGTTTTGCTGTTGGAAAAATGAATGTAATTTCGATTTTGCGTATTACGAGCGCCAAAAAACATACGCAGAACACGTTATAGCAGAGGACGGAGAGGAGTGTAAACCTTATTTGAACTTAAAAGCGTCAGGCATGACGAAACAAGCGAAACAGGAGTTTATTGACCGCGGATTACCGGTGTCCGCGTTACGTGAAAACTTGCAACTTGAGGACGCTAACTTAAAAGGCGTGAGAATCAGAGGTGGCATACTGTTAAAAAATAAAACATTTAAAATACAGAAAAGTGTTGACAAAAAAGTGAATCCGGTGTATACTCATTAATGTAATCAAGATGAATGTTAAAAAAGAAAGGAGATTTAGATTATGATTACAAGAACAATTATTACAGCAAAAGTTAAAGCTGAGGTCGTTGAAAAAACAGATCAGGGAATCCAGTCAAGAGAAGTAGAGGTAGATGTTGAGAAGTGTACTTCAAAAGAAAAGGCAGAAATCGTATTGGGTAAAATGTTCAAAAATGCGATTGTGAATGTTTTGGAATGCGTGTTCTATGCAGATAAGCGTGTGATGAGTGATTCTGATTTTGCTAAACACTCAACAGTGAAAGAACATCTGATCCTCACAGAGGAAGAGGTTGCAGAAATTAACGCTTCAAGAAAGAGAGGTAAATAAGAATGCTGTATAATATTAGAAAAATGGATATGGCGAACGTAGGTTCAGGACTTGGATTTATTGACGCAGTTGAACAGGAAGTAGAGGGTGTTCTTGAGGGTTTCGGAATCGTGGATTCTGAAAGATTGAACGAGAACACAGGAGAACTGGAAAAAGTTGTGATTTCCGTTGTAAAAGTTAACGGGCAGCTTTTTAGTGGTTCGTCAAAAGTTGTTGAGGGTAGATTGAAAAACCTGAGTGCAATCGTTGGAGACAGTAAGGATGTTGAAGAAAAGAAGATCAGCGTAAAATTTGAAAATATCAAATTGGCAAAGGGTAACGGCACAAACCTCATTGTAACTAGATATGACGAATAATCAGAAAGGGCGGGAAACCGTCCTTTCTTTATAAGGTGGTGTAATATGATTAACTTAGAAAAATTAAATATGACTATTGTAACATCTGACACATTAATGCATATCATCAATGAGCCATATGTACAATCTGTGACACCGTACACAGACAGAAAGGGATTACAATGTTATAGCATAGTGTCAATGTGCGGTGAAAGGTATAAGGTGTTTACACATGGGAAAATATTATAACTGTGATTATTTGTTGACATTAAAAGATCGTAACGGAAAAAACCCTGATATATACATTGCAGACGGAAACCGAACAGCGGGAAAAACGGTTTCGTTTAAACGTAGGCTAATAGACACGTTTTTGAAAGAAAAAACAGACGTTAACCAGTTCTATCTTATCTATCGTTACAAAACAGATATGCAGTCCATGTCTGATTCATTTTTCACTGACATTCGAAGATTGTTTTACAACGGGCATGTCATGACCGAAAAGAAATTGTTTGACGGTGCTGTGGTTCAGTTGTTGTTAGACGATAAACCGTGTGGTTGGTGCTTGCCACTGTCATTATCAGGAAAAATAAAGCGAATGTCTTCTATTTTTGTGCAAGTGGCTCATGGGTTTTTTGACGAATACCAAGACGAGTCTAACAATTATCTACCAAACGAAATAGATAAGTTAATGTCTATTCACACATCTATCGCACGAGGTGACGGAAAACAGAGTCGGCGTGTTCCGCTATATATGGCAAGTAACACCGTATCAATACTCAACCCATACTATCAAGCACTAGGTATTAATAAAATGCTAAAACGTGACACAAAAATATTACGTGGTGACGGTTGGGTGTACGAGCGAACATATAATGAGAACGCCAGTAAAGCTTTTGAGAGTTCAGCTTTTAACCGCGCATTCTCAGGGTCAAAATACTTTTCCCACGCGTCACAGAACGTGTATTTGAATGACAATGACGCGTTAATCACACGACCGTCCGGATCATCTGAGTATATGCTTTCGATACGCTACAATGAAATGTGGTACAATGTGAGAAAATACACTAGTTGTGTCTATGTGTCAGAGGGTGCGGACGAGACATTTCCACGGCGTGTATGTTTCAATTATACGGATGTTGTAGACGATCGCGCAGTGATGGTGAACAGTAGCAACTATATTATTATGGCGTTACGAAATTATTTTCACCGTGGTTTGATGCGTTTCCAAAACCTCGCTTGTAAAAATATGGTGTTCGATATGTTATCTTTTTTATAGGTTGACGTAGGTGATAAATTGTGATATTATAATATTGCTCCCCTATTTGAGTAGAATCACTGACCGCGCCCGGACGCGTTAAGGGGCAAGTAGTCAACCGGGGCGGGTGGAGTAACGCACCCTTTGATTTATCTTATAGGTCACGGGCACACAAATAGCGATTTCAACAAATTTACTGTTGACATCGCTATTTTATTTTGCTATAATGTGATTAACGATTAAGTGATTGCTTAATTGTTTAAACGTTCCTCTTGATTCATGTTTCACGTGAAACTTTACGTCTTGTGTTTCACGTGAAACATCTTGATTCATGTTTCATGTGAAACATTACACAGAAAGGAGTGGAGTTATGGACACTATTAACGCAGTGATTAACGCTGTTGCTACGGTCGGCTTTCCGATTGTGTGTTGTGGTGTGTTAATGTATTATCAGAAATACACACGTGACAAGGATTCTGAACAGCTTAAACAGCTGTCACAATCACACGCAGAAGAAATGAAAACAATGGCGGATGCACTAAACAATAACACACTTGTGTTACAGAAACTATGCGACAAGATAGATAGTGGGGTGAATATGAATGAAAAAAAGTAAGGATCTGATTGCATTATTCCTCTCTTTTATACTTGTTGTTTCACTACCAGTTACAGCTAGTGCAAATATGAACGGTATTGACGTGTCTAACTGGCAACGTGGAATTGACGTAACACAGATGCATGATGTTGAGTTCGTGATCGCAAAAGCAACAGAGGGCACAAGTTATGTGAACCCGGATTGTGACAGAGTATATCAAGACGCACAGAACAGCGGAAAAAAGACGGGTGTATACCATTTCGCGAGAAAGGGTGACGCCATCGCACAAGCTAAGTATTTCGTAGATCACATTTCCGGTTATATCGGGCATTCTGTGTTGGTGTTGGATTATGAATCATCCGCGGTCGATCAAGGTGTCGGTTGGGCGAAAGACTGGCTAGACGCTGTCTATAACATGACAGGTGTGAAACCTGTGATCTATATGTCAAACAGCGTAATTCATAGATACGACTGGAGTTCGGTGTCAGAGCATTATTCCTTATGGAACGCGGGTTATTATTCGGGGTATAACACGATTCATGGATTCGTAGACAACCCACCGTTACGTGGTTCACTTGGTGAGTTTTACGACAACACAGTGTTGTATCAATACACGTCATCAGGTCGCTTGCGTGGATGGTCGGAAAATTTAGACTTAGATGTTTTTTATGGCGATAACGCGGATTGGGATAAATTAGCGGGTTATATTGCGTCAGATAACTATAAGCCGTCTGAGCCAAACCACAAAGCAGAAGATCGTGTTGTGTATTACACTGTACAGTCAGGTGATACGTTGTCACGTATTGCACAAAGATACAATACAACATACAAATATCTTGCTGAACTGAACGGTATCGCGAACCCGAACTTGATTTACCCGGGACAGGTTCTCACAATTTCCGGTGCGTATTCATCAAACACGAACACGGAAAGTGTCACAACGTACACAGTAAAAAGCGGTGACTGTCTAACTTCCATTGGAAAAAGACTTGGTGTTTCGTGGATTGATATTGCAAATAGAAACGGTATTCATTCGCCCTATACTATTTTTCCGGGTCAGGTACTTACAGTTGCGTCAAGTTCACAATCATCAAATGTTTCACAGTATTACACAGTGCGGTCAGGTGATACATTGTCTGACATTGCATCACGGTATAATACGAGTTATCAGACGCTTGCTAAACTGAACGGAATCAAGAATCCGAATCGAATCTATCCGGGTCAAAGTATAAGGTTGTGGTAATATGCCGTCTATTAACACAGCATACACATGGATGATTAACGCGTGTAATGCACCCAACATTGGTTATTCTCAGAAATACCGGCGTGGACAGAATGTGAACGGGATCACGTATTATGATTGTTCCTCTTTGATCTCTCAGGCATTAACGCAAGCCGGTTATTTCGAAACGAATCCATGGTTCACGACTTACACCATGGGACAGTATTTGCTAGATGTTGGAGCGCAACACTTTAAAACAGATGCCGTGCCATGGCAAGCCGGAGACATTTTAGTTGTGCGTAACGCGTCACGTCAGCACACAGAAATGTGTTATGAACCGGCGGACAGTGGTGGAATCACAATGGGCGCGCACACTGCTAGCGTTCCACTTGCACAACAGGTTTCCATAAATAGCTTTGTCACAAAGCCTGATTACTACACAGACTTGTATCGGTTGGGAACAGCCACAAAACTTAAATGGATCAGTAAAAATAACTATCTCACAGAGGAAGAAATGCAAAACAATGCTTATGTCTTCTATTCGATCATGTGGGGTTATGGTTTCACTTTGAACGCTGTCGCGGGTATGCTTGGCAACTTTGAACGAGAATCCAATATCAACCCCGGATTGTGGCAAAACTTAGACCAGGGAAATTATAGTCTAGGTTTCGGACTCGCTCAGTGGACACCAGCAACAAACTATACAAACTGGGCGAAAAGTCAGGGGTTCGAAATTGATGACGGTGACGGTCAGTGTTTGTGGCTAGATACGCAGACTGAGCCATCCGGTCAGTGGATTCCAACCTCTCAATATAAAATGTCTTGGTTGGAATTTAAAAAAGCTGGAGATGAACCTGAGTATCTTGCGAGTGCGTTCCTAAAAAATTTCGAACGTGCCGGAGTCGAGGTTGAGGAAGAACGGCGAAAAGACGCAAGAAAGTGGTACGAATATTTAAAAAATTTTAACCCAAACAACCCACACCCGAAAAAGAAAAAGAAATCAAAATTGTGGCTATACAGTATGCCAATATGGAAAGGAGCTAATAGAGTATGACAAGAGAAGAAGCTTTAGCAATGATTGTTGATGCACTTAACGATGTAGAGGAATTTGACGAAGCACTCACAGTGTTAAGAACACCAACAGAAGATGAAACCACTTGGAAAGCAAAATATGACGATCTTGCAGAAAAGTATAAAACACGGTTCAAAGAGGAAATCATGACGCAGAATAGTGGGGCATTGGAAAAACCGATTGAGAAACCAATTACACCTGAGCCTGTCCCAAAACTGGAAGACTTGGACTTTTCCGGGGAAACAGAGTAATGAAAGGAGAGAGACTATATGGCAACAAAAGCAAGTAACGTAGCAATTTTAAATGCAATGAGGTCAGAGTATGACCTTGAAAACAGACTGCCTGAGGTGACTCAGACCAATTTGTCTGAGATTTTCACGGCAATGATGAGTTATTCACAGGGTAAAAATCAGATTATTCCATCTCTACTTGAGAGAATCGGTCTACAGACTGTAGACTCAACAGCTTGGAGAAATCCTCTTGCTATGTACAAAAAAGATCCTATGCGTTATGGTATGACGCACGAAGAAACGTTTGTGAATATGTGTAAGGGTAAACTGTATGACCCACGTGAGTCATATGAAGTAGCATTTCAGCAGTATCAGTCGTATATCATGAGTGTGTTCCACAAGGTCAATTTAAATATGCAGTACCCAGTTACAGTAACATTCGACAACTTGCGGTCAGCATTTTTGACAGAATATGGTATCCGCGATATGATGGGAATGAAGATGCAGTCCGCTGTCTCCGGTGCGAACTGGGATGAATACAACGCTATGAAAGGTATGATTGACACTGGCTATGCACAGCAGATTTTACCGGCTGTTAGTGTTCCGGCTGTTGTGGATGAAGCGTCTGCTAAGAAAATGCTTGCAGAGGTGAAATCCGCGGTAGATGAATTTAAATTCCCGAACCCGGCGAACAACATTGCGGGTGCGACCTCTACATCTGAGCCGTACAACCTAATCTTCATTACCACACCGAAAGTTAACGCGCAGATTAGTGTTGACGCACTGGCTTATGCGTTCCATCTTGACAAAGCACAGGTGGATGTTAGAACCGTCATTGTTGACAAATTCGCGAATTCAGCCATTCAGGGCGTGCTGTTGGATATTAGATTTTTCAATGTGAGAGACCAGTTCCGAGAAATGAGCGATCAGCGACTCGCAAATGTTCTTGCATGGAACTATTTTTACACTATGGTGGAAATGATTAGCGCGTCACCATTCTACCCGATCAGAGTGTTCACCACAGATCAGGTAGCTACAGAGTCGTTAACTATTTCCGCGACTGATGGAACATACACACCGGGTACAGTGGTTAATATTCCCGCAACCGTGACAGGTGGAACAGGAACATACCATCAGAAACTTTTGAGTTATAGCGTTTCAGGTGCAACTTCAAAAGATACATATATCTTGCCTGGTACAGATCAGTTATACGTTGGTTCAGATGAATCATCGGCAAAACTTGTTGTTGAAATTGTTTACAGACCGGATGAAACTGTAAAAACAACGGTAAATTTTACCAAAGCGGGCAAACCTTGATGTTGTGTTAACAAATAGAAACGGCGTTACAAAAAGGTCAGAAAAAGGTAAGAAATTTATAGGGGGTAATAACATGATTCCAATGCCCATACAGGCGAATGTTGTGCCACGTGCACCACAAACACAACTAAGACTATATAGAGGTGTTCCATGGGATAATTCGTATAATCACGTCAGATTGTACAACTCAACACAGGACTTGTTGAATCATCTTGAAAACTGGAGAGTTAACCTCTCCAGTGAGTTAGATGAAATGTCACCGATTCGAGTTGGGTCGCTTGACGTGAAAGTACCATTCACTGAAATGTCTGCGCTTGATCTCAACTACTTAGCGTTCAACAACTATGGGTTACATGATGAATGGGTATTCTGCTTCATTACATCAATAGAGTGGAGATCAGAGCGTACAACTAGAATCATATTTGAACTGGATGTTTTTCAATGTAACTGGTATAAGTTGAAAGTGAAGCCGTGCTTTATCGAATGGCAACATGTTCCAAAAAGTCAGGACAGAATCGGGGCAAATCAGATCCCCGTAAATCTTGAAACAGGAGAGTCGGTAGTGGCAAATTCCTATCTATATCCGTTGTACAATATGGACATATGTGTCTATGTTTCAGAGGGGACAACAGGTGAACCTTTTGACGGTTCAGTAGTTAACGGAATATATCGAACAGGGTCACTAGGGCATTACAGTGTGAAAGATGTGGATACCGTAAACAAACTAATCAACCAATACACGGAAGAGGGTATTGTGGACGATATACTAGCAATATTCATGGCGCCACAAATTTGTATTAATGCGATCAAAGGTGATGGTTCAAACCGTACTGAGTTTAAATTGCCGTTAAACAAGGGTGATATTTTCGGTGGGTACACCCCACGCAACAATAAACTGTATAGTTACCCGTTTTGTTACGCTATGGTTGACAATAATGAGGGTCAAGCGAATGTCTACCGGTTTGAATTGTCAAACAATGCCGATCATAGTATTGACTTTGAGATAGTGGGTGCAATGTGTACCTTACCACAGGTGCTGGTATCGCCATCTAATTATAAGGGCGTGAATCGTTTGTACTCTGAATCGTTAGTTATAACAGGCTTTCCACAATGCGCTTTCCAGTCTGACACGTTCAAGGCATGGATTGCACAGAATAAGGGGGCACTGGCTGTTCAAGCTACATCTATTGCAGCTGACTCATTACAAGCACCAATTGGCGCAATAACCGCAATAGCCACAGGTGGAGCTGTTGGCGGAACTCAAGTGGCCTCAGGTTCTGCTAGTGCAATACAAGGCACTATGTCATTATTGGCTCAGCTAAGAGATAAATCTGTTGTTCCGGCGTCTGTTCACGGTAAAGCACTCTCTGAGAATGTTAATGTTGCTTGCTCATTGACAGGGTTCACTTTCTACGTTATGTCGTGTCAAGAAGAATTTGCACGTGTGATTGACTCATTCTTTGACGTGTACGGATACCCCATTAACAAAGTTGCAACACCAAACATACGTAGTCGGTCAACATGGAATTACGTTAAAACAGCGGGGTGTGGTTTTACTGGAGCAGTTGACCTTGCACAACTACAACAGATTAGATCTATTTTCAACCGTGGTGTTACACTGTGGCACACAGATGATATCGGAAACTATTCACTACCAAACAATTAGAAAAGAGGTGATAGTATGGGTACAGTGAAAAACCCTTACCGGGTATACGAAAAGAACATAAATCAACCGTGTAACGAGCGAGACATCACTGAATTCTACTTTTTTAACAGTATCATGAACTTGTTTGTTAATCGGTTCAAATACACAGGATTACCCGAATCAATTGAACCATTCTTTATAGAACGCGTCATGTTTTTTCACGGCTTGGGGTCGTTCATTTATGATGATGTAGCAGACGCTTTTGCTTTTATGAAAGTGAATTTGTCGGGGATGTATGATATATACAACGTTCCACAGGATAGATGGGCGTATGCAAATAACGGATACATGAAAGAATACGGGAAAGAAAATTCCGTCATTATGTGGGATAGCTCCACCGCATTTCCATATTATTATACGGCTTGTCTGTATGCAAAAACTATGGCGAATGTGTGGCGTACACGTGACATTAACATGTTTAGTCAGCGTACACCCGTTGCGATTGCTTCGTCCGATGACGAAAAGCTGAGTTATCAGGTACTCGGTGACGAATACTCCAACTATGTTCCTGTGATTAAAATTAGCGACACAATTAATATTAAGAATTTACAAGCTATCACATTAGGCGCGCCTTATGTTGTTGACAAGTTGGAAGATGAACTCACCGTGTTGTGGGGTCGTGTACTAACTGATCTTGGTTATGAGTCGAACCCATCAGAAAAAAGAGAAAGACTGATATCCGATGAAGTTGCCGGGAACAACGGTCACACAGAGGGTAATCGAAATCTAGCACTTGCGCTGAGAGAACGCGCAGTTGACGCTTGCAACAAATTATTCGGATGGAACGCAAAAGTAGAATTTAGATCGAATCTACCAACGCCGGTAAATGCCCCGGGTCAGTTTATGTCAAACATTGACAGAAAGGGTGATAATATTGAGTAAGTATACCACAACTATATATAATATACTCCAAAACATTGTACCAAACTCTGAAAGTCTGACCCCGAATGAACTAGTTGAACAAGGTGTGAACGCCTTTTTCGACTTCTCATTTCCGTGGTATAACAACACAGGTGACGGAAAATCCGAGTTTATGACCTCATACTTGACAAGGTATTTGAACAATGAAATAGGACAAGAAACGCTGGGGATGCATAAGCAATTCTTTAAAGGTCTGATGTATGAAAACATGGAAGAAATGAAACAAAAATATAGATTGCTTGGCGATATGCCTAACGTTGCGGGAGAAAGGGTGGTGAAACACAATGAAACCATAAACGACACAGAGACAAGTAACACAGATGTGAAGCAAGATGCAGTATCTACAGACACTTCAAATCAGAAACAAAACTCGCAGTCTATTCATTCAGACAACCCACAGGTCACAATTAGTACAAATGACTATGCATCTGAAATGGATAGAGGTGAAGCGACCACAAACAATACAACAAATACAACAACAAATTCTTCCGGACAAAGTGATAGCAACCGTGTAGGCAACACAAAACGCACACTATCTGAGAATGTAACAGACACACGTAATAGTGATAAATATTTTAGTGCAATTTCTGAGGGTGTGTATTTAATCAACACAATACTATTAAAACGGTGTAGAAAACTATTTATGCAAGTGTGGTGAAAAAAGTGAGGTGATAAAAATGGAAATAACACCATTAATCAAGTTAAGTTGTTGTAATCTACCGTCAGTTTATAATGACAAACAGTCATACTATGAGGTTCTGTGTTATCTTGAAAAAAAGATAAATGAATGCATTTCAGCTATCAATGACTTTACGAATGCATACGAAGATTACACGGACACGCAAATCGCTAAATTAAAAGCAACACTTGAAAGTGAGATACATTCCCTTGAAGAGTATGTGAACACACAAGTCGCTGACTTTAAAGGGTATGTTGACGGAAAAATTACTATTGTTGAATCTGATTACAACGAAAAAATAACAAAACTCGAAGTATCAATAAACAAGAAAATAAATGATATTTCGAAATCATTGACAGAGTTGACAAAAACCATGTACCGTCTAAACGCTGAAACGTATTCATACATCAATCAGCAGATTGATAGATTGATTGATTATGTTGACAAGTACGTCTGCGAGAATATACAGTGTTATAATCCTGTCACAGGACAATATAACAACATATGTAAAATTCTTGGTGATATTTATGACTCAGCGAGATACTGTGGAATAACTTGCGATGAATTTGACGGTTTGGAGCTGAGCTGTAATGGTTTTGAAGCGCTAAGCATGATGGCTCATGATTTTGATTTATACGCGGGGTGCAAATTAATTCCGTCAAGTCAGTTATATATGTTCTCACCGCTCACCGGTGAATACGTATTCTTTCAAGATGTGATTTATCAGTTGGCTGAATTACACACCAACGCACCAATTACAGTTAACGAGTTTGATGCCATACCAAAACTAACGTGTGATACCTTTGCAAGTTACAATATGACAGCGTACACGTTTGACAACACAGCAAAAGATATATTAATGTAAGGAGAGATTATTATGAGTAGTACAAACAAAACACCAAACTATAAATTATCACAGTATATCGGAACGGACAAACCTACGTACCTTGGTGATTATAACGGTGATATGTTAAAAATTGACAATCAGTTGAAAGCGAACGCAGATTCTGCGACCAATTCCGCGAGTGCAGCGGGTGCAGCTCAGGCAGTTGCAGAAAAGGCGTCACAGAGTGTGCAGAGCTTAAATAACTCTGTAACCGCTAACAGTGAAGAGATTGCAAGCTTAAAAACAAAAAACGCACAGCAGGACGTGTCTATTCAGAACGCAACAAATTCGGCGAGCTCAGCACTGAGTAAGGCAAATCAGAATGAACATAATATTACAGACATTAACACACGTAATCAGTGGATTCAGGGAACTAACATTCACAATACTGGACTCCCTAACTATACGAAGGGTTCATGGAACTGTTCATATAACAGGTTCTCGGGAATGTTACACATAAGTGGACAGATTGAACTTTCTCAGGGTTCAACTATTTCGGGTGACTCAAGAATTGCGACAATCCCTGATAATATTATGAGATTGATTAATTCAACAGGAGAGCAAAAACTTTGGAGTTCTTTATTCGTGACAAGAGCGGATAACTCACTGGAAGTTCAGAATCTCACACTCGATCAGACAGGAAAGATCTCTTTACCGTATACGCTAAACAATGTAATGTATATGAATGTTCAGCTTACACTTAACACTTCAACATGGGATTTATAATCATACCTATGTGATAATGCTTAAATAAAGCAAGGTTATAAGGGTGTCACATTATGTGACATCCTTTTTATAGGTTCATATACTGTACATTGTATACAATAAACAATTAAGCAATCGTTTAATTGTATGCTGTACATTGTATACAATATTCAATTAAGCAATCGTTTAATCGTGCTGTATCTTATCGTGCATTATACACGCAAGGGGAATCGTGCTTTTTGCGGGGAAAATGAAATACC